TGGACTGAGTTAGGACGCGGGGATAACCGTTAGATAAAAAATTGGCCCCACTCCCATCAATTAGGAAGCGGGGCCAATAACCTCAAATGAGGTTTGTATCGTGCCTTTATTTTAATCGTCTCGGAATGCGCCGACGATGCACAGCGCCAAAAAGAAAATCAGGCTTCCGAAGGTGGAGCCGAGGATAAAGGCTATGACGATGCCCATCATCGGCGTGTACCGTCAGACACGTAGCACTGGAGACGATCAAGCGCGTATCCGTAGATGCCAGCATAGTCATCGCCGCCGTAGGTGGAACCGTCATCGCAGACCTCATCGTGCCAGTTTGCGTGTGCAACGTCCTGAGCACGGTAGTAGACCTGCTTGTACTCGCCAGACGGTGTGATGTAGTACATCATCACGCCATCGATGGTCTGGCCCCAGATGCCCGCCATGCCATTTACGGAATCGTTGTAGTTGGCGGTCTGCACCCAATCCAGCCATCCACTCTCCTTGGTGTGGACACGGTAGCGCAGCGTGCCGCTATCCACCCACGCGATCAGCATGTCATGGGAGCCGTAGGGCATACCAGCGAAGCCCTCGCTGTTGGAATCATTGAAGTTGGTTACGGCATCATTCCACGCACCGTAGCGGTTGTGCAGCGCATAGTGGATGTTGACGCTTTTGCCCGTGGACTTCGGGAAGCTCGTGCGAGCAACAGAAGTGGAGGGCTGATAGGTGCCGCCGTTAGCATCGGTCGGTGCGGTCGGCGCGATGTAGCCGCTTCCGAGGTAAGCTGCCACGGCCTGCTTGAACTCGGCCCACGTCTTGCCGTACTGGCGGAAATAGCCGTTAGGATCGGTATGGTCGGAGCCGCCCCAGATACGAGCCGCCTGATAGTGGCTCAAGAGTCGGGACGTGTCCCAGCCGTGGGCACGCAGCTCGTCGCCAGCCCACTTGACGGCCTCGTTCCACTGCTTGGCAAAGTCGCTGGCGTTGGTGGCGTGAGCAAGCTCGATACCGACCGTGGCGTAGTTTCCATTGCCCACGTGCCAGCACAAGCGGTTCTCGGGCACCGTGTTGTACACGGTGGAACCGTCAAGCTCCATAACATGGTGGACAGCATAGGTATCATTACCGCGCCAATACAGAACATGGTTCCACGCGGACGCACCGGGGTTCGCCGTTTCGTGGATAACCAAGTACTGGGCGTTGAGGTAGCCGTGTCCATTGCTCACGTAGGCATCTTGGCTTTGGTAGGCTTCGGCGCTGAGTGGAGCGGCAAGCGCTGCCACAAGGGCGAGGACAACAGCAAAGGCGCTACGGAGAGGGAGCTTGCGCTTAGGCTCGGTCTCAGTCTCGGTCATGCTCTCCACCTGCTTTCAGGCGAGCTGCATCGACCGCTTGCTCAGCTGCTGCGTAGATCGCGGCGCTCACCACTCCACAGACCGTGCCGATAATGGCTACAGTCTCGTTACTTGTAGTGATGCCTGCGATGCTAGCCGCCACGCTGCCGAGAAAAGCAGCGGCGCAAAGCCAAAACTTGCGGCTCGTCAGCTTGCGGACAATATCTTCGGTAGTCATCTGGCTACCCCCTTTCCGCGCACACTGGCGCATTTAGGATTTCTTGGTAGTACTTCGTCCCAACCCCGTTGCCGCCGAGCGCGTGGTACGCCGTGTACACCTGTTCCGTCTCGCGTTTGCGCTCATCAGGGCAATAGCCCTTCTCGACCGTGCGCTCGTGAATGTCGTAGAGCCTGCTGCGGAGCAGGGTCTTGGTGCCCTCTTGGTTGGCAAGGATTAGGCTATAGAGCCGCTTCAACGCCACCAGAACGGCCCCCAAAAGGGCGGCAACGCACCACGACAGGGCCGAGTTGATGATTACTGCGTCCATCGCATCACCTCCATTCCACGGCAGTATCGAGCCGCCGTCCCCCGCGCTTTAAAGCCAAAAATCCCAGACGAAATGCGGAGGTCTACCATGCAAAACGTCTGGGATTTTTTAGAGATTGGACTGTCAAAAATGCTGTTTTCCACCGCCGTCACCGAGTACATGAGCGACAAGGGCAAGCGCCTGCGGGCCACCACATTGGAGGGATACCGCAGCGCCATCCGCTGCCACCTGATGCCGATGTGGGGCAAGCGTGAGATCGAGACGATCAGCTTTGAGGAAGTGCAGGATTGGGTGGACGGTTTCGACCTGCCCGGTGCCGCCGAGAAGGCCTACAAGACGTTCCGCCAGATATACCGCTGGGTGCTTCGCCGCCACCAGCTCAGAATCTGGGACGTGACGCAGGGAGTGGAGTTGCCTCAAAAGCCAACGGTGCGCCGACCGACGCTCACCGCCGAGCAGGAGCGCATGACGCTCAAAGCCATCGTCGGGCAGCCCTTCGAGGCCGCCGTGCTCTTGGGTGCCGCACTCGGTCTGCGCCGCTGCGAGGCGTGCGCCGTGAGAATCGAGGACGTGGACTGGCGTAGCGGATGGGTGCATGTCCAACGCGGCCTGCACGTGGTCGGCGGCGAGGTTGTGGAGACTGGATGCAAAACCAAGCTGTCAGACCGCAAGCTGAAGCTACCGAGATTCGCACTTGAGCGCCTGCGTGCCATTCGCGGGGCGCGTAGGTCTGGGAGGCTATGCCTGCTTGACCCAAACGCCGTCGCCCGCCGCTTCCGCGCGTTCTGCAAGCGATTCAGTCTGCCGCATGTTCCGATGACCTGCCTGCGCCATAGCTGGGCGACCATCTCGCTTGAACATGGAGCCGCCATCGAGGACATTGCCGTGGCGCTTGGGCATTCGACCGTCAATACCGCCATGAGCCATTACCTGCAAAGTTTCAGGACGGTCGTGGCGCGTGCTAGCGACTCGTATACGGCGGCTATGGAGATGTGATTCCGTATCCCCGTTTAAAACGTTTGCCATTGGCGACAAAAGCAGCGTAACGCTGTCGTTTAAATACGCCAACCATTCGACGGCGCTCCTGATTGTCGACAACAACGGCGCCCCGAGCGTCATATTCCTGAATTGTATGGACTCGACGAGTAAGATTCTTGCAGGTCAGAACCTTTACATCACATTCCCGAGCAAAACGACGGCCGTGATAAAAAACCCAAACTGGTCTATCGGATTAGTCATAGCACCGACCGATTACTACTCAATTTCTGTTGCATAGCATTCCGTATCCCGGCAACCAAAAATCAGCATCGGTATTGTCGTTGTCCAGTATTCAGCTATACAAGATTCTCGCGCCAAGCTGTTCACTCGCGCGGAGGTCAACTCAATGTTCGGCAGCAACGCGAACCCCGATAAAACCACCGTCTTGCTTACCAATTCAAACGCGCATTACGGCAAAACGACGATGTCCGCGGAATACGACAGCAGAGACAGTACTTGGTACGTTCGCTTTACCAGCGCGCCAAACTCGAACGTGCAGGTTACCTATGCCGTAATCAACTAGCCCTTAGTGTGCGTACCGGCACCGATGAATGCAACCTCGGAGCCGTCAATCTTGACGGACAGGCCGGTCTCGACGCCGGTGCCGAACTTCCAGACGAAGGTAAGCCTGCCGCCAGCCAGCGAAGCACTTGTTGCTTTCAGGGATACGGAATGCTCTAGCTCAGCGTTCCGTACTTCCAGTCAGTCCAATTTGTGCCGTTGTATTTGCGCCTGATCGCTATCTTATCGGAGCCGAATCCAAACGCGAGCTGCGCCGTGTAAGTGTTCTGACCGAAATTGTTCTGAATGACAATGCAGCCATTTCCTTCAAGTTGATACGGGAACCCTTTCGGGTTGGCTGCCGTATTAAGAATTAACGCCGCAGGCGGGTTGTCCAAATCGTTAACGCCCAACGCGTAAACGGGGGATACGGAAAACTACAGCTCGCGCTGCCCGCCCCAACTGTTGTCGATGTTCACGTTAGCGAATATGGTGCTGTCACTTTTAATCGTGATGAAGCCAAGGTTGCCGGTTTCTTTGTCCTTTATTTGGATGTCGAACTGATTCTCGTCAGAGCAGATGAATTGCACTTCGCAAGGC